ATGAAATGGACAAGAGGAATGCCAGTCTTGATGAGCATCGATTCCAAAGGAATATTGAACGATTTGATAAACTTTCCCCGCAGGATCGTAAGGAAGTCGGAAATGAACTTCTGAGACGTGTTCACGACTTCGACAGTAAGCCATATGATAGTGATGATCCTCAGAATGATGAGATCGGCGAACTCCGTACTTGGATGTTCGATCGCATAAATAGCAAGAGTGGCAATTGGAATGTTGGCGAATCTGTATCCAAACGTAATCAGGATGCCATGGATAACATGAGTAAAGCTTATGAGAAAGAGACCGAAAGATTTATACAAGTGAAGAAAGAAATAAATTATGTCGATAAAAGTACATACGAGCGGGAGCATCCGTTTATGTCTCTATTTACTTCGCAGAGCTATTATACTAATGAACAAAAAAGGCTTAGAAAAGCTCTACAAAACGATTCGGTATATCAGTCTCTCAAAGAGGCCTCTAAAGAATCGGAGAGAGATCTTTGTGGCGCGGTACTTAAGGATATTGGATTCGCTGATACTCCGGAGAATCGTTCCTTGATTTTTCAGTACGTATTTCTCGATTAATCTACCTAATAAAACTTCATAGACGGAGGAATTCGATATGGGATTTTTAGATCGATTCCGGAATGCCTGGAATATATTCAAGAATAAAGATCCTACGTGGAGACTGGATATCGGTCCCGGATTCGGCGGCCTCCGTCCGGACAGGATGCGGTTCACACGCGGGAATGAACGGAGTATTATTACTTCCGTGTTCAACAAGATCGCCCTGGATGTGGCGGCGATTCCAATTCGTCATGTGAAGCTGGACGAGGAAGACCGGTTCGCGGAATATGTGAAAGACGAACTCGATAACTGCCTTACACTGGAGGCAAATATTGACCAGTCCGGCCGGTCGTTCATTCAGGACGCAGTCCAGAGTATGTTCGACGAAGGCTGTGTGGCACTCGTCCCGATTGATACCGATGACGAACCGACCGATTCCGGCAATTTCACTATCTATACGATGCGGACGGGCCGGATTGTCGAATGGTATCCCGCGCATGTGAAGGTCAGCGTATTCAACGCTGAGAAACAGCGCCGCGACGAAGTTATCGTGCCGAAAGCAACCACCGCGATTATTGAAAACCCAATGTATTCGGTCATGAATGAACCGAGCTCAACCATGCAGCGGCTGGCGAGGAAACTGGCACTGCTGGACGTGGTGGATGAACAGGCCTCCAGCGGTCGGCTGGACATGATCATCCAGCTGCCTTATGTCATCAAGACACAGGCACGTAAAGAGCAGGCCGAAATCCGGAGACAGGATATCGCCAGACAGCTTTCGGACGGTCCGTACGGAATTGCCTACACGGACGGTACCGAAAAGATCATTCAGCTGAACCGCCCGGTTGAGAATAACCTGATGAAGCAGATCGAGTACCTTACCAATCTGCTTTTCAGCCAGATCGGCGTAACGCAGGAAATCATGGATGGCAGTGCCGAACCGAAAGTCCTGCAGAACTATTACGTCCGAATCATCGAACCGATCCTGAGTGCTTTTGTGGATGAGATGAAGCGAAAGTTCCTCACAAAGACTGCAAGGACTCAGGGTCACAGTATTATGTTCTTCCGTGATCCGTTCAAGCTTATTCCGTCCAGTGAGATTGCTGACATTGCGGATAAGATGGTACGCAACCAGATCATGAGCCCGAATGAAATGCGTCAGAAACTTGGTATGAAGCCGAGCGAAGACCCGAGGGCTGACGAACTTCGTAACCCGAACATCTCTGAGCCTACTGCAGAGGCCGAACTGGATGAAGAGGAATACGAAGACGGTAAACTGGCAGCGTCGGCCATCAAGACGGTCGGCGGATGCGGAAAACCAGTACTGGGCAACGAGCCAGACTCTCCCCTTCCCCGGTATTCGAGCCAGGCTCCGCCGTCGAGGAAGAAAAAGAAAAAAGGGATTGGGAATCCCAGAGGACCGACCGGTTAAATCCGGTCTTTTTTCATTTTTGGGAGAGGAGAATTCAAAATGGTCTATGACTTTTGCGGGTACGCAACGCGGAACAATGTGAAATGTTCCGACGGACGCGTAATTCTGAAAGATGCGTTCAAAGACCAGGACGGCGCGAAGGTGCCGCTGGTATGGAACCATCAGCATAACAGCCCGGACAATATTCTGGGCCACGCCTTCCTGGAAAACAGGGATGACGGTGTTTATGCCTATGCCGTTTTCAATGATAACGACATGGGACAGCGCGCGAAGGAGCTCGTCAAGCATGGCGATATTTCGGCGCTGAGCATTTACGCGAACAAGCTGAAGGAAAATGCGGGACGGGTTATGCACGGCATCATCCGGGAAGTCAGCCTTGTGCTGGCCGGTGCGAATCCCGAGGCTATGATCGACTCCTTTGTCGCCCACAGCGACGGGAGCGTTACAGAAGACCGGGAACAGGGCTGGTTCTTCTCCGGCATGGATGGTGAGCTTTACCACGCAGAATCCGAAGAGAAAGATACCGAGGAGGACAGTGAGGAAGAAGCCCGCCTGAAGCGGATCGAGAAGATGATGGCCCATAAAGCCCAGTCTGATGACGATGAAGACGACGATGACGATTCCGACGAAGATGACGAGGAAGACGATGATGCTGAAGATGAATCCGATGACTCTGACGCCGATGGCGAAGATGATGAGGATGAAGACAAGAAGCTCGACCACGCGGATTCCGATGACTCTGACGAAGGCGAAGAAACCGTCGGCGACATCATGGAAACTTTTACCGACAAACAGAAAGTGGTCGTGATGGCGCTGATCGAAGACGCCCTCGAATCGGCCAACAAAGAAGAATCTAAAGACGAGGAGGATTCCACCATGAAACATAACGTGTTCGACAAGGAAACCGAGCAGGAAAATGTTCTGAGCCACAGCGATGAAGAAAAGATCCTGGAAATGGCGAAGGACTCCAGCATCGGCAGTCTGAAGGGCGCCATGAAGGCGTTCTGTGAAAATGAGGAGCTGGCTCACGGCTTCGACTCCCAGACCCTGACCCTGATGTTCCCGGAATACAAGGACGTGAAGTCCGGCGCTCCGGAAATGCTGACCACCGACCAGGGATGGATCACCAAGGTCCTGAACAAGGTCCACAAGAGCCCCCTGACCCGTATCCGCACCCGGTTTGTTGATATCCGTGATATCGAGAACATCCGTGCGAAGGGTTACACCAAGGGCACCCAGAAGGCTCTGCAGGGCGACATCTCTGCGCTGTACCGCACCAGCGACGCGCAGACTGTGTATGTCCGCAGCGACCTGAACCGGGATGATATCCTGGACATCACCGACTTCGATGTCGTCGCCTATATGTACAACATCGACCGGATGATGCTGAACGAGGAACTGGCCACCGCGATTATGCTGGGTGACGGCCGTGCTGCCGGCGCTCAGTACAAGATCGATGAGACCAAGATCCGCAACATCTGGAAGGATGACGAGCTGTACACCATCCATCGGCTGGTGGACTTCTCCAACTCCACGATCCAGGGTTCCGGCACCGGCACGAGCTTCGGCGAGAACTTCATCTATGCTGAAACCTTTGTGCAGGAACTGCTGTACGGCCGTGAGACCGCGAAGAACGTCGGCACCGCTGATCTGTTCATTACGCCTCATGTCCTGAACAAGATGCTGCTGGCCCGTGATATGAATGGCCGCCGGATCTACAACACTGTGGAAGAACTCCGCAGCGCCCTGAACGTTCGTGAGATCATCACCTGCGAACAGTTCGAAGGCAAAGTTCGTACTGTCGGCACTGGCGGTAACGCTCAGAACCGTGAGCTGCTGGGCATCCTGGTGAACCTGGACAACTACCACCTGGGCGCCAACAAAGGCGGAGAAATTACTCATTTCACCGACTTTGACATCAACTTCAACAAGGAGCAGAGCCTGCTGGAGACCCGCACTTCCGGTGCGAACGTCCGTCCGCTGAGCGCCCTGGTCCTGGAATGCGTGGCCACAAACCCTTGACGGCTCTGACGGTGACAGCTGACATCCCGTCAGAGACTGATCTTCTTGGTAAGTCAGTAACTGATCTTCAGACCGGCGTGACGCTCGGAAAGAGCGCGATCCGCGGTGAACTGAAGTATGTCTCCAATTACACCGGATTCAGCGGCGATCCTAACGAACAGAAGGGTAATTATCTTGCCCTGAAGTGCGAGTGCGAAGATGCTGATTCCATCGTCGTTGAGCTGGTCGGCGGCTACCATGGTCCCGTCACTCTGGACAGCGATGGTCTGATCATCCTGAAGGTTGCCAATAACACCCAGAGTGTCAAGGTGACTGCGAATGCTTCCGGCTATGAGTCTGTCACGAAGACCTACAGTCTGACCGGCATGAAGCTCGACAAGGCTGAATAAGCATTAGGGAACCGGATGTGTATTAATTGAGTCCGAGAGACCGCATATGCATCCGGTTCCTATTCTCCAGGAAGCGAGGAACTCAAAATGGCAAGATTCAGCGGAAAAGTTGGGTATGCGGAAACCGTGAAAACCGGCCCCGGAAAATGGGCCGAGCAGATCACCGAACGCAAATATTACGGAGATGTCACCCGGGCTGTCCGTAAACTTGAAAATGGGCAGGACATCAACGACAATATTATTGTCAACAACGAGATCAGCATTGTGGCGGATCCGTATGCCCAGACGCATTTCTTTGCCATACGATACGTCGAATGGCAAGGGGTAAAGTGGAAAGTCAGCAATGTCGAAGTTCTTTATCCCCGGCTCATTCTGACTCTTGGAGGGATGTATCATGGGGACTCGTGAAGAACTGGACGCCATTCTGTGCGAAACCATCGGGAGCGAAAACGTATATTTTCAGCCCCCCGAGAATGTGAAAATCCAGTATCCCTGTATCATTTATTCGGTGAACGGGAACTTTGAACGTCATGCGAATAACAAAGTATACCATCGGACACGGGAATACAGTCTACTATATATTACCCGTGATCCGGACGATGGAATGATCGACACGATTGCCGACCTTCCGCTGTGCGGTATGGGAAAGCCTTACGTGCTTGAGAATCTCCATCATTATCCTTATACTATTTATTTCTGACAAGGAGGAAATAACCATGAGTAGAATGACCTGGGACGGCATTGGCGAGAAAGCTTATGAAGTCGGCGTCAGCAACGGTGTGCTTTACCTGTGGGATGCCACTTCCAGCAAGTGGAAGGGCCAGCCCTGGAACGGTCTGACCAACGTGACCGAGAGCCCTGAAGGCGGAGACGCTGAGGACTTCTATGCCGACAATATCCTGTATGCTTCCATCCGTGGTCTGGAGAAGCTGAACGGCTCCATCGAGTGCTACACCTATCCGGAAGATTTCGAGAAGTGCATCGGCCATGACACGATTGCCAATGGTATTCGTGTCGGCCAGCAGAACAAGATTCCCTTCGCGGTTGCGTATCGCACTGAAATCGGAACCGACCAGAATCCGAATGCCGGCTATAAGCTGCATATCATTTACAACTGCACGGCCAACGCTTCTGAAATGAGCCATGATACTTCCGAAGATTCTCCGAATCTGGAGCCTCTGAGCTTCGATTTCAGCGCGAACCCCGTGCCCGTGACCGGCAAGAAGAGCACCAGCTCTATCGTGATCGACAGCACCAAGGTTGGTACCGGCGTTATGGCCAAGATCGAGAATGCTCTCTACGGTGTGGATGCTGTGGCG